CCCTTTAAAGTTTTTTGTTCCCCCGGCTTTGATTACATTGTGAATGCGTTATAGCGAGAGGTGATTGCGGATTTGATGGGAGCAAATGGTCGGCTTGCCCTGTCCCTGGAGGTACCGGGTGCCCGCATAGGTGGCATACCCCCCCGGTGGCCTTTAAACGTTTCCGTTCCTTTTGGTAGTCGTAACCGTATAGGGCGGCCTTTTTTGCTTTGCGTGCAGGGTCAGCATCCCTTATACGATCGCGTATGCGTTCTTGGCCTCGGTGACAGTTCCGGCAGGTGCTGTCCGGTGAGAGTACACCGCATCTGAGGCAAGGCTTGTTGAACTTCATGTGTGTGGAATCCCTAGCGATTTTCGCCAAGTCCTGCACTCGCCCAAGCCTTAACAACCAACGTAAACTCCGAGATAGTCAAATTCGATAGACGGTCAAAGTCCTCTTCAGCGAACGACATTTCCGCAGCATCAAACAAGATAAGAATTTCCCCACCATCCTGAGCAATCTGTGAAGCCCGCAAGTCTGCCAACAACACAATCGGGAGCAGATAGAAACTTTTAGCAGTCCCCCGAAACGCTGCAGTCACAACCTCCACATGGGATGGTGCATCCTCATAGAATCCTTGGGCAAGTAGGTCAAACTCGGACAGTACCGGGAATGCTGTTGGGGTACGTCTCACACGCCACCAGCGGGCGATGAGCGCCTTTACTAGCCTGTAACGCTTTACTACCCTCACTGTGCCCCCATGCTCGTAGAACCCCTACGGATTTTCATTGCCCTAATCTTGAACACAATATAAAAGCTATCACGCTTCGATAGGTTGCAACGTTTGCACAATGGTTGAAGGTTGCCGATGCTGTGCCTGCCGCCCTTGGCAACAGGAATAATGTGGTCTATGTGGGTGTTGCCCTCTGCGCCACAATAAGTGCAGGGAGAGCGCCTTATCGCTGAAAGCTCTTTTTCGCTAACCTGAAAAACCCCATTGCCAGATATACGAACGCGGCGAGTGTGGTTGCGTTTTGTAGACGCCCCCAAGTTGGCGGCATACCAGGCGCGGTTTCTTACCGAAGATTTTTCAAAGTCAATCAAATACCTAGCTTGCTTCCGCGCCGCCACCTCCTCCTTGTTGGCATTGTAGTAATCCCTGTTCTTGGTAGAAATTTCACCAGGGTGCGCCAAAGAAAAAGCTACTCTTTGCCCTTTAAGCTTTTCGTGATTAGTAATGTAATACGCGCGATCGCGGGCAGCTTTGCAAGATTTACACTCGGAAGATAAACCAGTTTTAGAGGACAATCGCTTTACAAAGTTTTCTGCGCTTAGGGTTTGCTTGCACGCACTGCAACGCTTCTCTGTAATGGTAGTCTGGTTCATATCGGCTCCTTCATGAGTCGGTCACGCCCCCAGGCATTTAGTCATGTCGTGGGGGTACTTCTATTCTACCTCACATAAGCATAACTGCCCCGCGAAACGGGGTGTCTCTTTCAAGCTCGAAACAAGTAATAGCAGTAGTGCTATCCCCGCCGCCCCTTAAACGGCTATACCAATCGCTTCCATTGTCACTGGTCGAACATTGAACCCACCAACGACCAAGCCCACTGCCAGACACTTCTTCAACTCGAGAGTGATGAAAATGACCTGTAACTAAAATAGTGGCGGCTGCAAGATAAGAATCTCGAAAACTCGCCTTTGACCAAAACGCCGTAATGCCATCGGGCCTAGAAGCCTGGTGTCCGTGAATAGCCCCGAGTACGTGTTTCCCGTTGCCAAACACATCTAGTGCGAATCCTTGCTCGTGCGGTTCAGGGATAAGCCACTGTGTCACAGGCAAACCAACTTCTATGGCTAAGCGACGCAACTGTTGCAAGATTACTATCCCGTAATCGTCGAGGCCCGGCTTACCTACCTGCGCTTTATTGACACGAAATTCACAATGGTTTGACGCTACTGACCCGAACGTTACCGGCGCATACTTGCACGCCAGCTTCACCAAATCCCAGAGCAGGGCCGCCGCCAGATCGACCTGTTGCATCGGGCTGAGCGTATTCGAGGCAAGCTGTTCCATATCAGCCTTAGACGACACACCCTCAATCACATCACCAATATCAAGAATCACAATAGAAGAATACCTACCGGATTTCAGCCGGGCCTCGATACGGTCATAGCTTGCATGAATCCGTTGTATCGACTCCTCATGCCCACCGCGAGAAGCGCCCTTCCCTATCTGGAAGTCAGCAGGGCAAATAACAAACACACGGTCAGACACAACCGGCTTAGGCGGCTTCACCCGTGTGCGCTTAGCCTGCGCATACAAAGTAGGTAAGTCGAAGTTAGTGACCTTCTTACGAAAATGAAAACGGAATGCTGTCAGCCACTCGCCATCCCACCTCTGCCATTGAGAAGTGCGCGGTGCCCCAACAATCTCATACTCATCAGGACTGTAACCGCGATCCGCCAGAAACTCATCAAAGTTAGGTGGCTCCGGTAAACCTTCTGTTGTTGCTGTACCTTCGTTGCCGTCAAACTGTAGGCCAGGCCGGAAATCTTTAGGTGCCTCTACCTTCTTGGCTGGTTCCAAATTATCCAGCAAGGGAATCCCCAGGGATTTTCACCGCTTCACACCGACACGCACCAAGCCGATGATTCCTTATCGGAGTATCACCCAACGCCACACCACGCGACTTGAGAACCTTCGACAGTCCCCACGCACTCCACGTCACCTCATCCGCAAGCGCAGCAACAAGAACAGCCGTATCCGACTCATCAAGCTTGCTCATCACATCAGCAACACTACAACGGTAAACAGGTTTGGCCGGGACTATTCCCTCTAAGATGGTTTCCCCTCCGTATCAGTTAGGGCAAAGCCTAGCCTAACGGTCACAAAAACACGACCTCCACAACACAACCCTGATCCCGATGGTCGGCATAAAGTTTCATGGCGATAAGTTTTGTTACCTGAGCATCATCAGCCCACACACCCGCATCAGTCAAAGAATCTAAAACTGCCCTGGCAAGCTTGTCACAATCTGGTGGCACAGTTGGTAAAGGTCTGTTAGCAATTTTCACTGTCTTAGGGCGCTCCAAATAGAACGACACTGTGACCTGCGCGGCGCCATCCTCGGACACCCACCCCGCATCAGCGATTGCCTGGGCAGCAGCAAGAGTGACCGCTTTACGCCACGCCGGCAGATACTTTGAGGCCTCGACCATCCTGCCACCACCAACATGCTTCTTCGACCCTTGAGGGGCAGGCCGACCCAACACGCTAATATATAACGGCTCCACGCTCTAAGGGTAGCGGAAAACAGAAAACCCCCTCCGAAGAAGGGGCCGACTGTGTGAAAATTAGGCTACTTTTGCGTTTCTCAACTCGGCGCGAAGGCTACCAAGAATTCTGAACTCCTCGGCAATCTGCTCGGCGCTACCTTTTCTTAGGTAATACCCCAACTGAATTTCTTGACGGTCTATTTCTTTTTGAATTGCTAAGCTGTTGTCTACTTGGAGCATTGGGTGTCCTTTCGTTTGGGTGATACTTTTACTGTACACAACTACACACCCCTGCGCAAGTCCTAATGTGTCGGCCACATCCCCCGGATAGTCGCCTCATAATTCTGCTGCCACGCAACCCCCCGATCAAACGCTTCACGGTCACGCTCCACAAGCCACGCATCCCAGGCAAGCGCACTCACAGCCTCGCCAGCACCGCGCCGAGCAAACACAATACCCTTCACATCCTCGGTAGTCAGTACGCGGGCAGAATCCCCAGGAATTTTCACCGCTTCACCACACGCCCAAACAAAGCCATAACCGCCAACACCGACAGTAGAGCCCCAAAGACATAACCGAACCCGCCCAGCACCCCGCCAGTGGCGTTAGCGAGTAGGAAAAACGTTACCCCCATACCGCCAAGCATAAAAAACGCAAACAGTCTCCCGCTAAAAGCACTCATCAGTCCGAATCCCCAGCAATCTTCACCCGATCATTAAGAATGTCCCAAGCATCATAATACTTTGTTGCCGCTAACCTTCTTACTTCCTGAGCTTCTTGAACCCGATACGAAGCAGAAACAAACTCTTTCTTCGCCTCATCAAACTCTTTCCACTCCGTAAGAATCTCATGGTTATCTATGCTATCTATCAGAACGGCGCATCCGAGACAGCCTGCCCAATCGTAGCCGTCGGCCACTGGGACATAATCGCAGCCTCAATCTTCACCCGATTATTAAGAATGTCCCAAGCATCATAATACTTTGT